ATCAGGCACTCAAGGTGTTCAGGGTGCTTCAGTGCAAGGGATATCAGGTGCTCAAGGATCTCAAGGGACATTTGGGCCAGTTGCAGGAAGTAATACTCAGGTTATTTTTAATAACAATAGCGTTTCTGCAGGCGCAACTAACTTTGTTTATGATGCAACAAACCAAAGAGTTGGTATAGGAACCACAATCCCACTTCAAAACCTTCACGTTCTTGGAAATTTTCTGGTTGCTGCAGGTTCTTCAACTGGACAGCATATTACTCAAAAAGCATATGAGTTAAATTCAGGCACTCTTTCTTGGGAAGGTTCTGCTGGTCAGTTATTCAGTATTACAAATAATCTTACATCGGGTTCTATATTCTCTGTTAATGACATTTCAGGTATTCCAAGTATTGATGTAAATGCAAATGGAACAATTTTACTTGGTCCTTATGGTGGCAATATTGGAGTTGGAACCACGAGTCCGGTATCAAAACTACACGTAATTGGTACAATAACCTGTAATGATTTAAACTCAACTTCAGATTTCAACCTTAAAGATAATATTAGAACATTTGAGAATGCAATAGATATAATTCAAGAAATTCGTGGCGTGAAGTTTAAATGGAAAGAAAATCAAAAACCATCAGTTGGTGTTGTCGCACAAGAAGTTGAAAAAGTTCTTCCCGAACTTGTTACAGATACTAATCCTAAAACTGTTAATTATAATGGACTAATTGGTGTTATGATTGAAGCAATAAAAGAACAGCAAGATCAAATAAATATCCTCAAACAACAAATTGAAGAAATTAAGAATGGAGGAAATTTGAAGTAAATGGCAGTTTCTTATAATCCTGGAGTAGTCACTAGTGGTCTTGTATTAGCACTTGATGCAGGAAATCCAAAGAGTTATCCTGGAAGTGGTAGTACTTGGACTGATTTGAGTGGTAATGGTTATAATTTTACAGTAAATTCTTCTGCATACTCTATTTCTGGTGGAATTCCTCATATGAATTTTGAGGGGTCTTTTGGTTCAGCAAAAAGGGTAGTGGGTGGTTCTTTAACAAATATTCCTAATTTTTCAAACGGTACAATAATGTGCTTTAGTACTATTTTAAATAGTACTACAGATTGGAGAACTTTAGTAAGAGGTTCTTCCAATGACCACCAAGTTATTGTACAAGTGGGTACAGATAATTTAGGTATGTATAATAATGAACCCGTTGAAGGATTTGTTGATTCTACTTTTGATATAACTTCATTACCAAATCCATACACACAATTTAACTGTCTAACTTTTAGATTATCACAATCTTCACCATACTATCAGTTTCAATATAATAACGACTCTACAATATATTCAATCACAAACGCAAATGCTACTTTTAATAATGGATTCTGTGTGATAGGTGCATATCATAATTTTGTAACAGGAACTACATCGGGCGATAGTTCTCAGTATTGGGGAAAAATCTCCACATTTTTCTATTACAACCGACATCTTACTTCGTCAGAAATTTCACAAAACTTCAATGCATTAAGAGGGAGATTTAATATTTAACTCATCTACTATTAATACTAAATACTAAAAAAGTATCAATTAATCATGGCGAGAAAGGCAATACTGGAATCTGGATATACATTTACACCTTCAACAAGGACGGTTGTTATTCCTCGCGTTATCCAGAGAGAAAGGTTAGTATTAATTACTAATGTCACCACAAACCAAGTAATTTATAACTTTTCAGATACAAATCTAAGAGCAACATCATATACAGTATCAGGAACTCCGAATTCCAATCTTACTACAATTGTATTAAATTATAATACTACTTCTATGAGTAGTACTGATAAATTACAAATTGTCGTTGATGAGTATGATGAAAAATTTACTCCTTCAGAAGCTTATGTAGATCCCGTAAATAAATTAAGAATTTCTCAACCCCAGGCACTAATTGATACTGACTTTGAATATGGATCTCAAATTTCAAAGTGGGAAAATTTAGGATTAGTCAACAATAGACCATTTGCATTCTCATCCGCAACTCCGATTGCGAATGTTTCATCAATTACGATGAACACAAATTCCAGAACGGTAACTGTAGTTCTTTCTACAGGAACTGCTCCCGCAAATGGAACTTCTATTACAGTTCAAGATACACTATTAGGAGTTGCTAACGGAAACTTTATTATTGAAACTGGTGGTGGAACAAATACTTTTACGTATACTGCAAGAACTGCCAATACAACTACATTAACTGCAATATTTGATTCCAATAAAACATTAATTTATCAAGGTACAATCTATTCTAGTGCTGCTATTGGAGGAACTCCAACATTTGGGTGGACATCAGGAACAGCACTCCCAATTACAACCACAGTTCCTCACGGATTAGCAATCGGAAATAGAGTTGCTGTCGTTGGGACTAACCAAACAAATGCCAATGGAACTTGGACTGTAGCAACAATAAACAGTGCTACTCAGTTTACTGTTTACGTAACAACTGCTCCCGGTGCAAATCCAAGTGGTGGCAATATCTATGTGCAACCATCAGGTCAAGTTTTACACAGACCTTTTGATGGTGGTGTAATTTTCTCTGCAAATTCATCTGGAAATTTTGAGTCAATTATTAGACAAACAAGAAGATACTTTAGATATCAATCAGGTAAAGGTATTCAAATTAGTTCTGGTACAATTTTGAGACCTTCTTTCCAGATAGATTCTTTAACTTCTTCGGGAACAACTGTTACAGTTCAGACAAAAGAACAGCACAATATTTTACCCGGAACTACAGTCGTTGTTTCTGGAGCAAATGAAACTGCATATAATGGAACATTTAATGTAACCAATGTAACTGGTTTTAATACATTTCAATATACCGCATTATCTACTCCCTCTGCGTCACCCGCATCTGGAAGTTATTATGTAAATGTCAATTCCTGGTATGGTGCATCTAATCGCTTAGGTGCTTTTGATTCTCAAAACGGTCTCTTTTTTGAATTTGATGGACAAACTTTATACGCTGTTCGTAGGTCATCAACTTTCCAGTTGTCGGGTAGAGTAAGTGTTAATCAAAACGACAATACAGTAACACAAACTAACTCATCATTTCCTACATATTTTTCCAAGCAGTTAAATGTTGGCGACTTTGTTGTAATTCGTGGAGTTTCGTATCGCATTATTGATATTTCAAGTGACACGAGTATGACAATTTCGCCATCCTACAGAGGTGCAAGTGTCACTAATGCAACTATGTCAAAAACTGTAGATACTAGAGTTGCACAGTCATCTTGGAATATTGACAAATGTGATGGAACTGGACCTTCCGGATATAATCTTGATTTAAATAGAATGCAAATGTTCTATATTGATTATTCTTGGTATGGTGCTGGATTTATTCGATGGGGAGTTCGTGGTCCAGATGGAAATGTAATTTATTGTCATAAATTAGCAAATAATAATGTTAATACTGAAGCATATATGAGATCTGGTAACCTCCCAGGTCGTTATGAGTCTCAAACAATTCCACCAACAACTTTTGTCACATCAACTCTTTCCAACGTTGCTACAAGTTTGAGTGTTTCTTCTACAACTGGATTTCCACCTTCAGGAACCATTGTAGTAAGAAATTCTTCAACTTACGAATATATGAATTATAGTGGAACCACATCTAATACATTTACCGGATTGACTAGAGCAGGTTCTGGAGCAACTGTGAGTGTAACTTATACATCGGGTTCTAATGTTGGTAGTGCAACCACAACAAATCTCCAGGTTGGAATGCGAGTCATTTCAACTGCAGTTCCTACCGGAACTTTTATTACTTCAATCGGAACTGGAACAATTACACTATCAAATGCTGCTCTAACCGGCGGAGCGGTATCATCAATTATTCCCCCAATGGGAGTTTCATCTGCACAGACTTTTACATATACTGGAGTAGACCCTATTGCGGTGGAACTTGCATATCCAACATATTCTCCAACGATTTCGCACTGGGGAACTTCGGTAATTATGGATGGTAGATTTGATGATGACAAATCTCTTGTTTTCACTTATGGGCAAACTACTTCAACAGCAATTTCATCTGGCACAGCGAGAGCACTATTTTCCATTAGACTTGGACCATCCGTTGATAATGGAAGAATTGGAGTTTTTGGTGCAAGAGAATTAATCAATAGAATGCAATTAACACTTAGGGCACTTGATATTACAGCAATTCCAGCATCAGGAAATGCCAACCTTCTAGTAACTGCAATATTAAATGGAGTTCCATCATCAACAACCGCTTGGACTGATGCAGTTGGAGGATCTACTACAGTTGTAAATTCATCTTTAGCACAAATTGCCAACTATGCTGGTGGGTCTACTACAGTTTCTGGAGGAGAGACAACAGCAGGATTTTTCGTAGGTTCAGGTGCTGCTTCAATTGATTTGACCCAAGTTAGAGATCTCGGAAATTCTATACTTGGAGGTGGTGGCGCAAACTCAAATTCACAAATTTATCCAGATGGTCCAGATACTTTGACAATTGTAGTTCAAAATCTTGCTGCACAATCTTGTAATGTGTTGGGTAGACTTTCTTGGACTGAAGCACAGGCATAACAATTCATTTAGAGGAAACATAAAATGGCTTTATTCCACTCACCATCTATTGTCACCAATGGAATGGTGTTGTGCATAGATGCTGCAAATATAAAAAGTTATGTTGGATCAGGTGTTACTTGGAGTGATATAAGTGGAAAATTAAATACTGTATCTATTGATGCAAAAGATACAGTATATAATGTATATGATTTGCAAGTTGGTGATTATGTCTTACCAAATTTTGTACCATCAAATTATTCCACATATAGTTCTTCAAATTCGGGAATCATATCTTTTGATGGAATTAATGGTTATGTTGATTTTCTTGCCTCAAATTTAGGCACAACAACTACGGTTGAAATGTGGGCAAGATTAGGAAGTAATTATCAAGAAAAATTTCTTTTTGGATGGTTATATTATGGTGTTTGGTGTCAAGGTGGAAATTTTGGATACAACACAGGAAATTCTGATATATGCGGAATATCTTCAACAACTGTTGATAGTTTGGGACTAGTTGGTAACTGGAAACATTATGTATTTGAAATGCGTAGTGATGTGTCTTACGCAAATAATAAAATTTATGTGAATGGAGTGTTGCAAACATTATCTTATCAAAACGGAACTGAAAGTTCAGTAAATAGAACATTTAATAGTGGAAATGGAAGACTTTGTGCTCGTAGAGGTAGTATAAGTTATCCAATGCCTTTAGACTGTTCTTCTTTAAAAGTTTATAATAGATCATTAAGCACTGATGAGATTTTGCAAAATTTCAATGTATTGAGAGGGAGGTTTGGAATCTAATGGGAGTATTTTCAGGTCCAGATGTATCCGAGTCTGGTTTAGTTCTTGCATTAGATGTAGGAAATACGAAGAGTTTTGATAGTAGAGAAAATTTGGTTTCTTATTCAACATATAATGCATCAACTTGGTCCAATATTTTTCCAGCAAATGCAACATTAACGACTGGTATTGATGCTCCAGATGCAAGTAGTACTGCAATAAGATTAACTTGTTCTGCAACTGGAAGTAGTCTTCTTAGAATAAATTTTCCCACATTTACGCCAAATGGAACAGATAGTTATACTACAAGTTTTTATGTGAGGTTAATAAGTGGAAATACATCAACTAGTAATCAATTAACAACAGATTTAGCAGATGGAAATCCTTCCGGAAATTACTTACCAAATTTAATTACTAATCAGTGGGTTAGAGTATCCTTTACTGCAGTTCCAACAGCAACTGCAAAGTCATTTATTGACTTATTAAGTGATAATACTAATAACTATGTTTTGGATTTTTGGGGAGTTCAAATAGAAAAAAGTTCATCAATGTCAACTTATACACCAACAAATGGTTCTACTATTGTAAGAACAACAACTTGGACTGATTTGAGCGGTAGAGGAAATACTGGAACTTTAACTAATGGTCCTACTTACAATAGTTCTAATTTAGGTTCTTTAGTTTTTAATGGTTCTAACACTATTGTAAACATTCCTTTTAATGCATCATCTATGGATTTTTCTGCAGCACAAACAATTAGTATGTGGATGAAACCAGCAACAGGTTCTAACAGTTCTCGCAGAAATCCATATAATCAAGCATATGGTGGTTCAGGAACATTAACATATGAACCTAGTGGAGATATAAATTATTACTTTGGAACTAATGGAGGTAATGATTTACCTTACGTTGGTAAATCATCCGGATTTACTGTCGCAGCAGAAGAAATTGCATTTATAACTGTGACAAGAAATCAAGCAACTAATGTAACAAATTGGTATAAAAATGGAGTTTTAATTACAACATCTGATGCCGGTGGTTATGCCGCAACTGCTAACGGTTCCTCTGCAATTTCCATTGGTTTTGGATATGCTGGGGCATTTTTGGGAAACATTTATGATTGTAAAGTGTACAATAGAGCTCTCACAGCATCAGAAATCCAACAAAACTTTAATGCACTTAGAGGAAGATTTGGTATTTAAGTGTCCAAATAAATACTCATAGATTACATTATTGTTGAATGAATTTTGTAAAATTTGCTCTTGAAAATGGTGGTACAATCAAACCTCTACTCATTCCAGCAGAACACACGAATGGTACAGGTCTTTGCAATCCATCAGTTTTTGTAGACGACGGAAATATACTGGTCAATGTTCGTCATATTCAATATACTCTGTACCATTCAGAGTTAAACAAATATGAGCACCAATATGGTCCTCTAGTTTATCTTAACCCAGAGAATGATATTACACTCACTACGACTAATTTTATCTGTGAATTAGATGAGAACCTGGATATTTCTTATTGGTCAAAGGTAGACACTTCTGCTTTTGACCAGAAACCTTTATGGGAATTTGTAGGTCTTGAAGATGCAAGACTGGTGAAATGGAATGATAAGTTTTATCTAACTGGTGTCCGTAGAGATTTGGACACCATTGGTACAGGAAGAATGGAACTTTCTGAACTTGAATTTACTGATAATGAAATAAAGGAAGTATCAAGATTTCGTATTCCTGGGCCACCACCAGATAATGAATACTGCAATAAGAATTGGATGCCTATCCTAGATCAACCTTTTCATTATATAAAATGGACTAATGCAACACAGATTGTTAAAGTTATTCCAGAGGAAAAAAGAACAGAGACTGTAGTTCTTAAGGACTGGGTACAAGCACCAAAAGATTTAAGAGGTGGTTCTCAAGTTCTTCCATACAAAGATGGTTATCTAGCAATCAATCACGAGACTGATTTGTTTAAGTCAGAAGCAGGAAGGAAAAATGCAAGATATCGCCATAAGTTTACATACTGGGATAAAGATTGGAATATTCAAAAGTTTTCTCCAACGTTCTCATTCCTAGGGGGAGAGATTGAATTCTGTTGTGGAATGGCTAAGTACCAAAACGATTATCTATTAACTTTTGGATTTCAAGATAACGCAGCATATATTTTAAGAGTTCCTGGTCATTTAATGGAGGAGTTTATATGAAATTAAAAGGATTTCCATCGGTTCGTTATGTAACTTTAGAAGACGATATCGAAAGACAAGAACTACTTACAAAACAATTCCAACAATACAATATCACTCCAATTCCTATCAAGTCCAAAAGATTTACAGAGTCTGATGATATTATTATTGGAAAATACTTAGATAGTGTGAGTGGTCAAGTAAAAGGTTGTAATGTATCTCACCTCAAAGCATTTAAAGATTGGTATTACAATACAGACGAACCCTATGGTTTTTTCTGTGAAGATGATTTGTCACTTGAGACTGTAGAACATTGGAACTTTACGTGGCAAGAGTTTGTAGATAATCTTCCAAGTAACTGGGGAGCAGTTCAACTTCTTGCAATTCGTGGGGAGTTTAATCAAATTTATTTAAGAGAAAGACTATGGGATGATTGGGCAATTACTGCATATATTCTCAAGAGAGATTATGTAAAACGTATCATCCAACATTGTTGCATTGGAGAAACTTATAATCTTGAAGTGAAAGATAGTGAGATTATGCCGATTGGTGAAAGTTTATTCTTCACTAACTTCGGAAAAGTTTACACGTGTCCGTTGTTTGTAGAAAACACAAGAATTAATTCCCTTGATTTAAATGATAAAGAGTTAGAAAACGGACAAAAACCAAATCACCACTTTTCCTCCCAATATATCTCAAATTGGTGGAAAGAAAATAAAGCAGACATCAAAACAATTATGAATATTCCAACCGACCCTTTGGTTGCTTATGCATTAGATACTGAAAATACAATTCGTAACTATGAGTTAGCACGATGGTATCACGAAAGAAAACAAACTGCCTCTGCAATTACTTATTACTTAAGAGCAGCAGATCGCACAGAAGATTCATTGCTTGCTTATGAATGTTTGCTTCATATGGCGTCTTGTTTCCACGATCAAAAGAACAGAAACTATACAGTGAAAGGATTATATCAACACGCGATTAATCTACTTCCAAAGAGACCAGAAGCATATTTTCTTCTCGCAAGACACGAAGAGTGGAATAAGATGTATTCTGATTCCTATACAACTGCTACACTTGGATTGAATGTATGTGATTTTGATTCAGAACCAATCGCAACAATCACTGATTATCCTGGTAAATATGGACTGATCTTTGAGAAAGCAGTGTGTTCATATTGGTGGGGTAAGTCACAAGAGTGTCGTGACTTATTCCAGGATCTGAAAAATAATTATGAACTTGATAAAACTCATTATGATGCTGTAGCAAACAATCTTCAGAATCTTGGTTGTTGGGTTCCAAAGAGTATTAAGTATGAAAAGTCAAGATACCAAGAGTTTAAGTATAAGTTTCCTGGTTTAGAAAATATTGAGAAAAGTAATGGTCAAGCATTACAAGATATGTTTATCTTATCGATCTTGAATGGAAAGAGAAATGGAACTTATCTTGAGATTGGAGCACAAGAACCAATCTTCCAAAATAATAGTGCTATCTTGGAAAAAGACTTTGGATGGAAAGGAGTTTCTGTAGAAATTCTTGAAAATCTTTGTAGGATGTTTGCAGAGCAAAGGTCTAATCCGATTATTTGTAAGGATGCAACAACGATTGATTATGAAAAACTACTGAATGAACATTATACCACAAAAGAGATTGATTATCTACAACTAGACTGTGAGCCCTCTAAAACTACATTTGAGATTTTATTGAGTATTCCTTTTGATCAGTACAAGTTTGCTGTGATTACTTACGAACACGATCATTATGTTGATATGACATCAACTTATCGTACAAAGTCTAGAAATTATTTGAAACTTATGGGTTATGAACTTGTGGTTTCAAATGTATCGCAGGATGATAAGACGCCATTTGAAGATTGGTGGGTACATCCAGATCTGGTAGATCAAGAAACAATTGAAAAATTCAAAAGTATTAAAGAAGTGACTGATGTGAGAGATTATTTCTACCAGTAGACACTTTCAGAACTGACCACCCGTACCCCCCGCATGAACCTGGGGGGTTTATAGTAGGTGGAGACACACGAAACCGATGAGGTACTCCACACTGGACAGATTGATTTTTGTCACATCCTTTGTCTGGATGATTCACTGGGGTGTTAAAGTATCTGAGGCAGCATTGAACGCACTATTCTGATGCTTACATTATACACCAGTGGATACAACTATAGCAAGCGTCGTTGTACTGATGTTGTAAATTGGTTCATTTCTAAACACTTACCCAAACACAAGCTTGAAATCATTGTTAATCACCGTGGAATGTTACGCGATGGAGTTTATGGTTGGGTAGGAGTGACTGATTGTGATTATCGTCCAAGATCTTTTGAGATTGAGATGCATAATCGTCTGGATGTTGATCACTACACCAGAACCCTCCTGCACGAACTCTGGCACGTCTATCAGCACGTTACGGGTGCTCTTAAGGATAAACGCGGAAAGAGGCACTGGAGGGGCATAGACTTCTCTCAGACGGACTATGAAGACCAACCCTGGGAACATCAAGCATTTCAAATGGAAGAAGTGCTTTTTGATGAATACCTTGACTACTTGACACACCACTGATAACTCTGTACAATGACCTTTGTGGAGGTTGAAAAAACTATGATCTCAATGAAAGCTCCAAAGACAAAGAAACGTTTTGTCAACATTATTCCGAAGAGTTCTAAGGCAAAGAACCGTTTCGTGAATATTATGCAATCACTTCACGCAATGGAAGTAGAACAGGAAATTGATGATAAACTCTTCTTGGTTTCTATCAATCGTCAGTACTGCACTTGGGTTCCCAAGAATGGTAACGAACATTGGGAAGTTGTGAAATGAAAAAATTAATTATTCTTGCTACACTTCTATTCTCTTCTCCTGTATTTGCACAAACTACTCCAGTAGTTCCAAAGGCAAAAATCTATCGTCCTTTTGTATATGAAACTAACTGTATTTTAGAATATGGTATTCAAACTTATGAAGATGTTTGTAAAGTCATTGAAACTCGGGAAACTGGCGGAGCACTGAGAACTCGTAACATCTTCTCTAATAAGTTTGGATTAACGATCAAATCGCGCTTTGATAAAGAAAGGGGATTTGTTACTTGGGATTCTCATAATAAGTTTGAGTACAAGTGGGATTATAAAGTTGGTGGAACTGGTTGGTCTTATGTGATGCCAGGTGTTCTTCTTGAAAATGTAAGTTGGGACTGATGAAAGTTACTGAGCATAACATTCAAGATACAGACTTGAATTTAAAAGACATTGATTTGTTGATTCGATTGCTCAAGAAAGAATCAAAAGCGTATAAAGATCGTGCTGTTCTGCTACGCTATGGTATTTTGATTGGTAAATTAGTATGTCTTCGACATGATTTAATTTCTTAAAAAATTATAAACTACCTTAAATAGTAGTAGAATAGGAGAAAACTATGGTTGTATTTCTTACTGCAACCATTATTACTTGCTCTGACGCATTGAGTGTTATTCAACGCATTTCTAGAGTTGTTGGATTAACTGAAGTTCAAAGAACTGAAATTGTAAAAGAAATCCGCAAAGTTGTTCCTTCCTGTCCCATTAAAGTAGTAAAAAAATGACTGAAGAATCTCAAATTGATAAATGGAATCGCGGATTGACTCTTTTTGAGGAAAGTGTGTTGAAACCAGATCCTGAACTTCGTAACTGTGCTCACAATCAACTTTGCTATAATGAACTTATGGCAGTTCGTGAGCAAGTCCTACAATATCTTAAGACGTTGAGACAATGAGCTCATACACCTTTTGGTTGATTATATTTGCTTTTGTTTCTTATTTTATTGCTACAGACCAATCAGTAGCGAGGGCATTTTATATGCTCACACAACTTGCAAGAGTAGAATACGAAAAAGTTATTTGGTGGGTTAGACATTCGCCAGACAACTTAATTGTTCGTTGGTTAATTCATAGAAGGTCTATGAAGATGGCGAAAGAACTAATGAAGGAATTTGAAGAAAAGAATAAATAATGATGCCTTAACTGACTGCAATCTGTAAGGTAGGGGAGGAGAAATCCTCCCCTTTATAATATAAATACCAATGCAGTCAGTTTAAGAGTAGAGTTATGCAACCACGCATATACACATATAAAATTACCTTTGAAGAGGTTCCTTATTACTATTATGGAAGTAAGAAGGAAAAAGTATTTGGCGAAGAATATTGGGGATCTCCTGTTGCAAACAAATGGTGTTGGGAACTTTATACACCAAAGAAGCAAATATTAGAAATATTTGATTACACTGACGAAGGATATATCAAAGCACAAGAAGTTGAAGCTAGATTGATAAAACCAGCATTTAACACTGATAAATGGTGTTTAAATGCTAATGTATTGGGAACTTTTTCTTTGCAAGCAAAAAGTAAAGCTGGTAAAATTGGTGGAAAAATAGGGGGAAGGAAGCATATTGAAAGTGGTCATTTAAAAAGAATTAGTCACCTAGGTGCCAAAAAAGGTGGAGAAATAACAGCAAAAAAGTTAAATTCTCAAAAATGGATTTGTTTAGAAACTGGAATGATATCTACTATTGGACCTCTTACTAGATACCAAAGAGTTAGGGGAATAGACATTTCAAAAAGAAAAAAGGTAGAATAAATAGGTCAAACGGGAAGAATTATGCTATCTCATAATTATCGGATGCGTTTAGAAGAAATTTGCAACCGAATTGTAAAACAAGAAGAAGTATCTCTTTCAGATGTAATTTGGGCAGAAAAACTTGCAAAATCAAACCGCTCTGCTGCAACAATGTTAAGGCAAGCAAGACGCCGTGCTGCAAATCCTAATATGCAAGAAGGAAGTCTGGATGATTTTATGAATGCCTTAGATATTGGTGATCCAGACCCATCAAATCATCGCACTGGATTTAATGGTGCTGATGATATTATTGATTTTTTCACAGGAGATAAACCAGACGACTGGAGACAAAGAGACTGATGAAATTCTTACTTTTACTTTTGCCATTTGCTACTCTCCCTGTAAATGCAATCACTTGGAAAGAGTTTTGGGAACCTTTTGAGCCAAGAGTTTATTATCGAGAACCAATTTGTACTGAAGTTGTATATCGTGAAGAATATATTCCTGGAAATAGATGGAGACCTGGATATGTGAGACACTGGAAAGAGAGAGTAAGAGTTCCCTGTTCAATCTACAATTAAGTTGTGTTAAGAAACTCTGACAAACCTCCTAGATAGTGGTAGAATAGTAAGGTCATAAAAATGAACTGAAAACTCTTTATTATGATATTCTTTGTGCGTGGAGGTCATTATGCACAATTTAATTTCTTACAATCAACTTGCTGGGTGGAAAAAAATCGGGAATACGCTAGATGAGTTTATAGACCAGCACGAAATTATGAATTCCTACTTTGAATGTCTGACTGAGTGCGATGAAGATACACAGAGTTGTAGGAGGATATGTAGAAAACTCTTGACCACATAAACCAGTTTAATATCTGTCCATCTGCCCTTGACTTTCGTAGTCAGGGGTTTTATAGTAGGTACATACAAATCCAGAGCAATGACCTACAAAGCAAAACTCAGAGTTTCTTTTGATACTGAATGGACCTCTAATGGATATGGTGCTTTTGATGATGAGACACTCCCAGAGGAGCATTATACTTTTGAGATACCTTGTGAGGACATCAATACTATCCAACTGTTCCGTTTCTTTGGAACTGTTGCCCGCACGATGGGACATAATGAAATCGGTATTATGAAAGGTGCTTGTTCACTTGCATTTAATGATATGCGAAGTGAAGAAGATATGCGTAAGATTTCGGAAGAGTTTGAGTTGATGATGGCAGAGGATTATTCTAAAGAACTCCGCAGGTTGGAAGATGAGATTTATGATCTGAAAGCAAAACTGTCACGCTGTCAGCAACCTGAAAATCCTCAATATACCGAGGAAGAAATGGCAGCAATGACATTCCAAGAATGGAATGGTGTTGTTCCTGGATCTCCTGAGGCAGTTGAGAAAGGTTGTAAGTGTCCTGTAATGGATAATGAAGAAATGCCTGAAGAGAGGAAATGGGTAAATGCTGATTGCCCTCTTCACGGTAAAGTAAAATGAAGGAGTTTGATTACTCACTTTCTATGAAAGAAAGAAGTCCTAAATGATACTTATGGTGGCAACTTTTACAAAGAACAATGCATTTATCAATTTCTTTTTGTAATTTTGCTTCAGTTAATGAGTACATTCTAAATCCAGATAAAAGAAATTCTTTATCTTCTTCGTTTTTATGATGAAAATCTAAACACGATGGATGGTCAAATATACCACAAGATACACATCCACTCTCTGTTTTTAAAGCATCAAGTCTTTCTTTTCTCTTAAGTCTTTGTTTCCTTTGATAATCTCTCGCATATGCTCTGCGATCATCTTGATTTTTCCAAGGCATATAAATGGGATATACACAGCATACTATATATACTAAATATTTAAAAAAATAAAATGTGGGTGATAATTATAAATCTCCTCATAAGATATACAAATTGCATTATCATAACAAATGATAGAAAAATTGTAATGGAATGGTTGTTTAAAAATGGATCTTTTGTACTTAATTTAATTGCTCCAGACGATACGCGAATCATAAGAGTGGACAAAAATACAATTCGTCTGGTTCCGTATTACCTCAAGAAAAAGACGCACTGGTTTCCGTTAAAGCACAGTCTGCAAGCATTTTTAAAGAAGTACGCGACAGGGTTGCCTATGATCCAGAATATGTTAAAATGAGAAAACAGTGGAGAGCATCTGAATGAACCTGATTAAATTTACGCATAGAAAAGATTGGGGACACGATTGGTATGTTCAGGTTCTCAATGTAAAAGGTTGGAGTTTGCTTCAAGCATCTGTAAGTTGGACTGAATTTCCTGGATGGCCTTATATTCAAATCAAATCAGGTTCTGGTTCTACTTTGAGTATTCTGTTCTGGGCATATAAGTTTGGTTTTGATATTGGTATTCTTGAGAGAACTTGGAGGTGGAATGACTAAAAACTATCGCATCAAAAAAGTAACAGACGGACACTCAACCAGATACTATCCACAACACAAAAGATTTGGATTGTTTTGGAAGAATATATTTGTAGATGAATATAGGGATGGTGATTATTCTACATTTGAAGAAGCACAGTGGCACCTTTGTAACTATTTGAGAAAACCTGTGGTAGAATACCTTGACTTTGATTGTGGAGACACTTGAAGAACTGGCACACTCCTCCTTATGGTGGGGTGTGTTTTGTCGTATAATAACCTCATAAGCAACCAACTGATGACCAACAAAGAAATCCTTGAACTTGCTAAATCCTGTGGGTTTGATAGTTTTACTGGTGAAAAAGGTGATTACTGGGAGTGTTGGGAAGAACAACTCTTGGAGTTTGCTTGGGAAATCTATAGAAACTTTTGTGATGAAAAATGACTGAAACCAAATACCTAGTCAGTTGGAAATCAGACACTCAACGCACTCGTAAAGAAGCATATTTTGATACTCTTTGGGGTGCTGAAACTTGGTATAATGAGAAACTAACGGAGGGTAAGAAACCAAAACTCTGGCAGGAAGAAACCACCACGATTTTGAGGAAACTACGATAATGCCATTCTTTCCAGACTGCTACGACGAGTGGGGACTTTATAAGATTACCTACGATGGAGACCACAAGATGTATGAAATGCTATTTGAGGGCACAGAAGAAGAGTGTCGTCAATATGCTTATGATAACTATACAGACAAGGAGCAAACTAATATGTGCCTGATGGATTGGGAAGCAAGGGAATGGGATGTATGACTCTTGAAGAAATCCTAGAAGAATACGGACAGGAAGTATTAGACACATACTACGAACTGTTTCCCGATAAAGACCTAGAAAGGTTTGGTGATAGGTTCTGTGGTCCTGTTGGTGATTATGCAGACTTTGTGTTAGACTGTTATTATTCAACTGGTAGTGATGAACTTGAGTCTATTGAAGACTTTGAAAACGGAGTCTTTCAAGAGTATTACTACTACGACCAAAATACTTCAACTGGATTTGTGTTTTACAATGAACGATGATATGCCCTGGGTAGACCTCACACCAGAAGAAATCCAAGAACTCCGCATTAAAAAACAAGAACTCACAGAATACGGCAAACAGAAAATCCGAGAACTTATGAATGATGGTAAGTTGAGGTTTTATGATAAAGGAAAAGAAACTCTCACAATTGATGATAGTTCTTGTGGAAAAAACCAAACTCCAGAAATGAAACTAGAGGTCAAAGAAATGACACACGAAGAAATGCTTGAAGAAGCAGCAAAAAGAGAGAAAGAAAATGAAGTATTAAAGATTGCCATTGACTTTATTGAAGAGCATTCAGAAGCAATGAAACAACTTCGTAAGATTGAACATGAAGAACTGATTGAAGAACTACAAGCAAAGAAGAAAGAAAACTTCCAGCTGGTTGCTAATGCTTGTATGAAAGAATATGAGCAGAAGTATCATCGTGACGTATTTCCAGTAGATGAACACTGGGTTTATATGGTTTCTGAATACTTCGGAACTGGTGAAGGTCAAACCGTTTGTGTTATGATGACACAGGCAAATCCTGGTCATCCTGAAGATTTTGAAACATCTACCAATAAGTATGTTGCTTGTACTACACAGCAATATCGTGCTGTTAGAGCATTCCACGAGCAGTTTGGCACTTGGTATCTTCATGGTCTCAGATTCCTCAGTAAAGAAGATTTCTTCGGTGAATATTCATACTACATTCCTCCTGCGATGATGAAGCTACTCAATAGAAGTTGCTTTAAAGACTTCTACACCCGTGTTCACTATAACTTTTCATGACTTACAAACTCAACGAAGAAGCAAAAGCATTCTCATATACTCGTGAAGAGTTGTTTGAATGTATCACTAAAATTGTAGCACATCCTCATAAGACTATCACAGAACACGATAAATCCCGTGCTATGGCAATCTTCCTGACCTTTTCCGATTACTTAGATAACTATACAGAAAGTGACAATAGTGGTGGATTCTGTGTTTATGAGAGTGACAATACTGACTTTGAAGGTTATGTAATGGGACTAATGAATGAAGAACTTCACGGATATTTGAAAGCAGATGAGGTTTTGAAATGAGTCGTTTTACTGAAAATCCAGATGAAATTGTACTTCAAGACATTCAAATGTTTCATCTTGAAAGTATGAATGAACGTACACTTTGGATTGGGGTTTATGATGATGATGGTAAAATCTATCACTTGAATATTTCCGCAGATGGTGATAAACTGAGATACTATTGGAGTGATGAAACGCCGTGAGGTTTGAAAATCCAACAAAACTTGAACTCTTCCTTGATGGTTTTCATAACTTCTGGTATGCTTTGGATAGTTATGATACTATAGAGCACTTCCCTGATGACTTCTGGGAGGCACTTTCTTATGGATGGATGCAGATGGAAATTTATGATTATGATGACCCATTTAATCCATCTGTATTAAGTAAACAAAGGAAAATGTTGTATGGGATTTATGAATAAATAAAAATACCTAATTTGGTGGTTCTTTTTAGGTTGGGATAAAGCACCTTCGGGTGCTTTTCCTGTATAAATACTAATAACCACCAAATTAGAGTAGAACTATGGAAACTCCCAAGGAGTATTACTATACCTATTATTCTTATGAAGAATGGGGTAGAGGTTATATAGGAAGTAGATTATGTTGCTGCTTACCTGAAGAAGATGTAAAGTATTTTGGTTCCTTCAAAGATAAAACATTCAAACCAACACACAAAATAATACTCAAAAGTGGTTATTCCACAAGAGAGGAAGCATATGCTGATGAAATTATTTTGCAACATTATTATAAGGTAGTTGAAAATCCACATTTTGTTAATAAAGCATACCAAACCTCCACAAAATTTTATGTTCCAAGAAAACAAGCAATAGAATATGCTAAAAAAGGTGGATTAAAAAATAAAGAAAATCTTACTGGTTTTTGTGGTCGCACAAAGGAAAAAATGAGAGAAGATGGAAAAAGAAATTATGAAATGGGTATAGGTATTCACGCACTAACTAAAGAAGAAAAAGGTGCTGCTGGTAAAAAGGGTGGATTAAAAAATAAAGAAAATGGAACTGGAATATGTGGTATTTCTTTAGAACAAAGGAGTAAAACTACTACAAAAACAAATTTGCAAAGATGGATATGTACTGAAACTGGATTTGTAACTAATGCTGGAAATCTCTCAAGATATCAAAGAGCAAGAGGAATAGATACATCTAAAAGAAAAAGAATATCATAAGGGATAGACGGTTCGCATACTGGAACATATCACTTGATTATGTGTTCTGCCTGTGTTATGATACTTTCATAGATAAAAACAAAAATGAACTTTCTACTGCCATTATGGTATAAGTTTCAAGAGTGGAGATATGAAAGAAAATGTCTCAAACATCTTGGTATAAAACCCACAAAGATGTATGTAAGTAAAGAAGCATATGATGCTCTTATAGAAGCAATCAATAAACCACCAGAATATAACGAAAAGATTGCTAGATTATTAAGTCGTAAAGCACCTTGGGATGATTAAAATGTTTGAAACTAAAACATCTTGGTGGTTTGAAAAACAATACCGCAAAACTTGGTTAAATCGTGCTCAATCCAAACTAGAAGAAGTTGTAGAACGACACGATGATGATATTGAACAGATTGGGCGAAGAATTCGTTATTTGGAGGATGAACTACCGTGACTACTGAACTACCTGAACTCTTTCAACAAACTTGTGACAAACTGTATGATCGCCATCATTATAAGTTGGTGTATACTAATGGTCAGTCAGTCATTCTAGATGATTATATGGATGTACAAGCCCATTGGTTTCAAACACCAGCACAGTTTTTAAGTCACGTTGAAGTTCTTGACATTCCCCAAAAGAAAAGGAAAAGGAAGGGATTCCAATGATTTCTATCTACGATATTATGCACGATGAGCAACGTTATGGTTGGGTTGTAGACAAACGCTATGACTGGATTAATATGCTCACTAAAATGCAAAGGAACAACCCTCTTCGTTTCAAAGAGTTTAAGTATTCGCAAGAAACTATCTATCATTACTTAGATAGACTACAACAAGAACAAAATCTCTATGACTGACACTGGATTTGAAAGTTGGTTTGATGAACTAGAAGGATACTCTTTTCGTTCTGAAAGATTTTATGATGACTTTGACTATGCAGCGAAGACAGGAGATTATAAAAAGATTATCAAGTGGTTGCAGGCTGCATATGATGTGGGATATAATGATGGACAACGACTTTATGGAGGAACAGAATGAACTTTACCCCTGAACAATATAAACTAATCTTTACTGCTGTTCGTCGATATCAGTTTGAAAAGACTATTCTAGATAGTAAAGAATATCATGAATGTGGTGAAATACTTGACGAACTATTTAATGTAGTATACACACAAAAACAAGAACAAGTGACTTAAAATGCAATTTTCAAACGAAGAGATTGAACTTCTCATTGATGCCTCTTGGAGGCGGCAGAGGTGCTTTATTGCAGGGGATAGACGTTTCAAGGAGTATGGTGCTATACTGGATAAGTTACGGGCAATGATCCCGTACAACTACGTAATTGATGAGTTTAAGTGATGGATTACACCGAAGAATTTCCTTTTGATCAGTTTCCCTGGAAGTTGATCCATAAAGATGGAAAAGAAACACGCAAATGTTACTTTCAAACTGAAGAACATCGCAAGAAACACATTGAACGCTACAACCTTAAAAAGAAAGACATTCAATTGAGTTATAAGTATGACAACTAGAACTTTTATCGACAAGAATGGAAATTCCTGGGAATGGGAAGAAACTCCTGAAACTATTGAGGCACTGAAACAACTTCATGAAACTGTAAAGCAAGTAAATGAGCGAAAAGAAACTAATTGACGAATGCTTCTATGTGGAGCAAAAAAGATATGGTCTTTGGGATTCAACCGATCTTGAAGGTAAAGGACTGATCACATCTTTGACCGAAGAGGAATGTGTGAGAGCAACACGATTTTACTTAAAAGGACTCCAAGAGGGTTGGCCTGAAACTAAAACTTATGAAGGTCAAGTAGGTGGAAAACTCTGATTATCCATATCACGTTTTAGATCCTACTACTCCTTGGTATGAGTGGTTGTGTTACTGTGAAATTTGTCATCAATTGAATGTTCCCAATCAACCAAAGTGGCAAAGATATGCTGCTTATCGTAACTATTTGAAAGAAGTCGGTGTTTTATGAAAAAATTCATTGAATGGTTTCTTTCTCCATCAATCGAACCAATCCTAGAAATTGATGATGTATATTCTAAACTTATTGAACTAGAAAATCGTATCATTAAGTTAGAAGAGGAAAATGTAGAAACTACAAACGAACTCTATCGTATGGAAAATTCTCTTGATGCTCGCATAGATATTCTTGCCGAGCATTGTAGGATTGATTACGATGTATGAACTAGATGACTTTGAAAAAGCACTTGCACATTTTGGAACAAGAGTAGATGTTATCATAGCAATGGAAATGGGGGGAAAGTTTGATGCTGAAACTGCTTACAAAAATATTAAGATGGAACTCAAAGAACTCAAAAGAATTCGAAAGTCCATCAAAAAAGACAAGGATTTGTGATAAGTGTGGTGTAGAAAAACCACTTGATAAAGATCATTATGATGTTGTAAAGTATTTCCGTGATGGATATTCGTATTACTGTCACGATTGTTCTAAACCAAAACCAAGAGATTGATGGAAGACACGCTTAAAATAACACAGAATGAGGATGGATCATTCACGATGGACTGGGATCCAAAAGACCCAAAGTGGGAATGGTTAAATGGGTTGACTTCCAAAGAAATCCAGGTTATTATGGAGGACGCAATCAAAGACTACATCAATGACCTTTGACTATAAAAAGTATTCTCTTGAAAACTTGAAAACTTGGATGCAAGATGCTGTTTCTACTAGCGAGGCATCCCCACAAGAAATCTTTGATGTTATTAAAGAAGTAGTTCAAGAAGAATATTATACTTTCAAACACCACACATCACGTTGTTATGAACTTCTTTCTCTTCTGAATGGAAATGGTCAATCCTATGAAGATGTTATGAAAGAAAGAGAATACTATGAACCATCTATGCCACCTTGGGGTCACAGTGATTTGGAAGCACTTCGTTATACCGAAGAAGAACTGAATGCGATGTGCGACAAAGCAGCATCGGACGAAGAAAAGCAGCAGTGTCAAGAATATAATCTGCGTGAGGCAGAATATTATGACAACAAAAAGAAATGGGTTCTTCCTGTTGAACTTGATGGTCCAAGTGGTGAGTATTTTATAACCTTTCCAGATGATTTGCAGCAAATTTCTGGAATCCATGAAGGTGATGAAGTGCAATGGATTGACAATAAAGATGGATCATATACACTACGCAAAGTTACCAAATAATGGTAGAAACTCTTATCTGTGGTTATAATATATTCTGTCATGTAAAAAATGTGATAGAATATCCAAGAATACAAACGCCTGTGATAAGATATTATGAACCAGGCAAATCCTGTTATGTAAACGGAACTTTTTATACTAAATGTGAGGACAGATTAAATGGCATTAAGTGAATCAGTTGAACAAAGTTTGAAAGAAGCAGAAGCAAGTTTGCGTAACGCACTTGCATATGCCGCACGTCAAGAACGACCAATGGTTTGTAGTGTTGTTGCCGATATGATTTCTCGTATCGATACTCTGATGTCAACAGATGCACTTCTGGATAAACTAGAAAATCGTAAACCTGGCGACTCTGGTATGTTTGGAAACTTTTTTCAAGATATGGGTTGATGGCAACACCAAAAGACTTTGATGGTAAGTTTACTTTAAAAAAAAGTAACGGACTTGACTTTCTACCAGAAGATGAAAGTGATGTATTCACTGTTTGGTTTTTTAGGAGAGAAAAAGAAACTAAATCTCTTAAAGAGTTTCTAAATGCTTTGGATCCAGAAAACATTGGATATGATAAACCATCAAATCAATTGTTTTATAGATCTCCATCTTCTAAACTGTATCGCATAGATTTTACAGAAGTTAAATGACTGAACAACAACCTAATGATTTTGATAAATCACTAAAAGACTGGTGGGACTCTGATGCTTTCAAAGAAATGCAGAGAGCAAATCAAGAAGCAAAAGAACGAGCAATAGGAAAATACTTTATGCTATCTGAAAAAGATAGGATTGACATGGTAGAGGCAATCACTCATATTATGTGCAAAGCAGAAAGTGAGGGAACTTCTCATCGTGGACTACAATCTGCATTAGGAATTTATCCTGCTGGTTTTTGGGTTGATCACTTGATGGATGTTCACAATGCTTTGTGGTCTTATTATAATGATCAAAAGAAAGAACAAGAACTCAAAGATGATTTAGATGCTCTTGATGATTTTGTTAAGTAGTGTAACGTGATCCCGAAGAAAACATTAAGTTTCTAGATAGTAGTATATTGAAATGCTAACATTGGGACACATCGCAAAAAAACAAATGACTTTGCCGAAAACAAGCACCGAAACTCTTACGGAAGAAGAGTGGAATGAACTTGTAGCACTAAAAGATGCGATTAGTTACGCTCCACAAACAGTTTCTGCTGAAAAAATGGAAAAGTTTGCAGAATTAATGGTTCGTACACTTGAAGGTAAATGTGATCCACCGCCACCTAAAAATTGGCGTGGTAATCCTTTGAGTGAATGAAAAAAATAAATATATCATCACGCTACAAAACTATGGATAACATCGACCAACATATTCAGAAGGATGAAGATCTTCTGAGTGATCCTTTGATTTCTCCACAGTCAAGAAGACACACTGAGGAAGAATTGGAGGCGTTGAAAGCATACAAAGCAAATCACCCAGAAGATACTCACGATCCCACAGCATTGGAATTGTACTGTGATGCAAACCCAAATGCACTTGAATGTAGAGTTTACGAAGACTGAAAAATAAATAATTTTAGTTATTACATATAAAAATGTCTAGATTCACTGATCTACTTCAAGAACCAACTCCTGCACCAGAACCAACACCAGCACCAGAACCTGTAAAGGTTAATAATGTTGTAGAGTTGAAACCAAAGGCAGAAGTTAAGACTACAAAGAAAAATTTCACAATGGACTGAGTGACAGTCTAAAAAGTGGCACAAGGGGCATCCTGGTTCGCTGGGGTGCCCCTTATAATATATGGGTAATCAACAAACGCCCCAATGGCAACCCGCTCCCGCATTGGTATCGAACTCGCTGATGGTTCTATTCTTTCTGCTTATTCTCATTGGGATGGTTATCCTGAGTGGATGGGACGCATTCTTCGCACTCACTATAACACCAAAGAGAAAGTAGCAGAACTGATTGACGGTGGTGATATGAGTTCTCCTTGGACTGAGGATCGTTGGAACAGTGAGACTAAGGCACAAGAATACGGTCCTCAATACTATTCTCAGCGTGGTGAAGATTGCCCTCCCCGCCACGATGCCGACCTCTGTGAGTATCTTCTGCCTGCTAATGGTGAAGAGTATCACTATGTCTTCCGCAATGGTGAATGGGTGTGCTACAATATGAACTGCTATGTGGAAAGCAAACTTCCCGAAATCGTTGAAATTCCTTCCGCTGCTCTTGCTGTTTGATCTATGAAAACTTCTACTGCTCTTGGTATTGGATTTGGCATTCTTGTGATTGCCGTTGCCAGTGTATTCCTACAAACATGGGTGCTTGGCATTATTCTGTCTTGGTTTAATGTGACCCTGACATTCTGGCAGAACTTCCTTATTATTCTGCTTGCTAACTCTTTCCGAACTAACGTATCTTCTAAGTGATTATGAAACAACAAAACGGATTTGCTGACCCCGCAGTGGTCGCTATTGCTGTCGGTGTGGTTGTGATTGGTGGTCTTGCTTTTGGTCTCCCACAATACGGTGTTTATACCAAAACCTTAAATGGTAAGGGTCAACTTTTAGAAGCAGAATATACCAGAAAAGTTTCTGTATTAGAAGCACAAGCAAAACTTGATTCTGCTGAAAAGTTGAAGCAAGTTCGTATTATTGAGGCACAAGCACTTGCCGAGTCTAATAAGATTATTGGAGCAAGTCTGAAGAATAATCCTGAATACCTGACTTTCCTTCAGATTCAAAATATTCAAGAGGGTGCAGAAAAAGGCAATAAGATTTACTTTGTTGCTCCTAATCAAGCGGGTGTTCCTGTTTTGACAGAACCAACTAAATAATAATACCTTGAGATGGTCGCACATTTAAGGTAGGAAGAGGGGTAGAAATGCCCCTTTTCTTGTATAAATATTTTTTGCGACTATCTTAAGAGTAGAACTATGCAACCACGCATTTATACATATAAGATTACCTTTGAAGAGGTTCCTTACTATTACTACGGAAGTAAAAAGGAAAGATATTATAATCAACCATACTGGGGTTCTCCAAAAGTAAATAAATGGTGTTGGGAACTTTATACGCCGAAGAAACAAATATTAGAAGTATTTGATTATACTGATGATGGATATGAAGAATGTAGAAGAGTAGAGAATAGATTAATCAAACCAGTTCTTAATGATATTTGGTGTTTAAATGAAATGTGTGGAGGAACTTATTCAACTAAAATATTGAAAGAAAGTGGAAAGAAAGGTGGAAATAAGGCAAAAGAACTCGGTGTAGGTATTTGTGGATTTACAAGAGAACAAAGAAGTGCAAATGGTAGAAAAACAAAAGAACTTGGTGTAGGAATATATTCTATGACTACAGAAGAACGAAGAAAAATTGCTAAAAAGAATGAAGAGGGCAGAATTGGAATATTTGCATTAACTCCAGAAGAAAGGTCATTTAATTCATCACAATCTGGTAAAATATCTGGAAAAGTTTGTTTTGAAAAAAGAGTTGGAATTTTTGGAATGGATTCTTCTGATAAAAAAGAAGCAGAAAGAAAAGGAGGGAGAGTAACAGCATTAAACTTAAATTCTCAAAAATGGATGTGCCTTGAAACTGGACATATTACAACTTCTGGACCTTTAACAAGATATCAAAAAACAAGAAATATAGATACATCCAAAAGAATAAGGTTGCAATAAGTGACACTTGAATAACTGGCACAAGACCCGCCACACAAGGCGGGTTTTTTGCTATAATGACAAGGTAGTTGAGGAACTCTCATGGATCTCTCTGAAATGTTGGATGAACTGCGGGAAATTGAAATCTACGGATCAGAACCATCAGATTGGATGGGATATATGGGTTCTGACGACTATTGGGTGCCAGATGAGGAACTGGCATACTGACTACCTTAGGGGCGCTTCTGTGCCCCTATAATACGTTCATACGCAACCAAGCAATGACTACCACCTTCGCTGACTACTCCGCCCAAGCAGAGGCACGGAAGAACATCGCAGAGGCAGTTCTGGGGCACACCTACGCTCTCTGTGAGGCACTTCGTCAGAACTTCATTGATTACAGCATCAAGTCTCATCAAAAGTTTGTGGATGATATTGATACTCACGAATACCATCAAAAGCAGATTGCTAAATTGAAAGAGGGTATTTGTGGTTATGAGTTCTACCCTGAGACTGGTCGCAAGTATCACAAGATCATTATGGTTGCCAATGGTTCCCGCAGTGTTAGTTGCTTTGTAGACAAGAAAACTGGAGAGATTTATAAAGCAGCGTCGTTTCGTGCTCCTGCCAAAGGTGTTCGTTACGATCTTCGCCTGATCAGTGATCGTGAATGGTTGCTTGAAAATGCAGACTGGGCAGGTGCTTATCTTTACGCAAAGTGAATTATGTTGATGATCTTCTTCTGGTGGTTTGTTGCTATGCTTGGCGCAGTCGCCTTTAATTATGTTCTAATGCAATTTACTGATGACGAAGACTGACAAACTGATTTTTCTTGGTTCTTTTGTTTGGTTTCTTCACTGGGGGCAATGTCTTACATCACAACTTCTGGATATGGTTATCGCAAACTCCTCTGTGAGGATGTTACCACTTGGTTTCTGAATAAGTTTCTTCCACGTCATAAGATTGATGTAGAGATTCTACATCGTGGTCTGGTAAGAGAGGGAGTTTATGGGTATTGTGATTTTATTGATGATTACAGGCGTCCAAGAATGTTTTTGATTGAACTTCATACTCATATGGAGGAGGAGTTGTATATAAAAACTCTTTTGCACGAACTGACCCATCTGCGTCAGTGGGTGGTCGGTTCACTGCGGTTGCGTCGTGGAAAAATGTGTTATGGAAAAGAAAGTGTCGAAGATTATGAGTATTGGTATCAACCACACGAAATAGAGGCAAGAGAACAAGAAGAAACGCTATATCTGGAGTACTTATTTGATAAAAATGGGTGGACGGTTCCACAAGTGGCACAGTTCTTTGGTAACCGCTTGTGCTCTGCCGTATAATACGAGGACAATCAAGGAAACTGAAATGACTCCCGAAGAACGCTATCAGGCACTCTATGAGGAGATGTATCAACTCTGTGAAGAACAGGGTTGGGGTGATCCTTTCAGTTATGCACGTTCCCGTGAGATTCATATGGCGGGAGTGTTGGGTCATCGCATTGCGGAAGATTATAGTGGTGCCGATGCTTATGATGAAGATGGTGGTGCAGAGTATAAGTCTACTATTGCAAATTCTATCAATGCAACTTATAATGGTATTAGTGTTCAAAACACTTGGGAAGAACAAGAGCGTTATCTGATTGAAGATAAGATTGGTAAGTACAAGAACCACTATTATGCACGTTATGAAGGTGGTAAGATTGTGGAAGTGTGGAAGTTAGATTGTAACGATGTTCTTGCTATTATTCTTCCCAAAGCAAAGAAACAGTATCCTCAGAAAAAGAATGGCAATGCAAAAGATCCTCGCATTGGCATTACTATCTCTAAAAAGGAGATCTATGCAGTTGGCAAATGTATCATTGGTTGAGTTATGATTGATTCCAGAAAAGTAGCATATTCTAGTGGTGGTGGAGATGAAGCATATACCCCTGCATATGGTGTAACTCCTATTCTCAAATACATCCCCAAAGATGCAAAGGTGTGGTGTCCATTTGATACCAAAGAGAGTGAGTTTGTCAAGCAGATTGGAGCACAAAATCTAGTCGTCTCCACACACATTTCAACTGGTCAAGATTTTCTTACTTACATTCCCGACTTTGAGTGGGATGTGATTGTATCTAATCCACCATTCACAAACAAGCGGAAGTTCTTTGAGCGGGCACTGTCTTTCAACAAACCATTTGCCCTGATTATGACTAACACCTGGTTGAATGATAGTGCTCCTAAGCAATTATTCAAGGATAAGGATCTACAACTGTTGATGTTTGATAAGCGAATGAAGTTTCATAGTCCTGATGGACGCCCGAATGATAAGATCACGTTCAGTAGTAGTTACTACTGCTGGAACTTTCTACCAAAACAAATCATTATGGAGAAACTGGATGTGCCAGCTTCCAAACTGGCACAACGCAGTCCAAGTGAGGCAGTGCTGCCCCTATAATAAGAAGGTAATCGAGGCACTCCACCGATGAAGACCTACCGAATGCTGATTGAGTATTGGGTTCCTGATGAGGATGAGAATCTCTTTGAAGAGAAGATCATTCAGTCCCGTTCTTCTTGTGGTAAGATTGCAGATGATTATCTGGCACAAGATCGTACTAATCTCATTCGCTCTGTTGAAGTCACTCCTGTTTGAATCATGCAACTCTCCACACAATCTGTTTCTAAAATTGCAGATGCACTCAAACCAGTAGTAATTGATTACATTCATGAAGATGAAGGTTATGTTGAGTATATGCAAACGGCAGTAATTGAAGGTATTCGTAATACGATGGGTGATATGGATGAAGATTTACTTTTTGAACTGGGTATGCTAATCTTTGATAGGATCGAACTGAAATGATGACTGAAAAGCAAAACAAAATCATTAAGTATGTTCTGGTCGGTGGAGTTGTTATCAATACGTTAATGTGTCTGAATCTTTACCGACAGATGCTCTCACTTCAATATCAATTTACACAACTTGAAAGCGATTCGATGAGTGCCATTCAATCATTGAGTCGTTATGTTTGGGAGATGAAGAATCCTCATCTGAATAATTCAAATAACTATCCTGCTGCTGGTGACTTTGAATGATTGAAACTCTAATTGCTGGTCTTGCATGTGGTGTTGCTACATACTACGGAATTGGTGACGGATTTCATGGACAAGTTACGGCAAATGGTGAGCGGTTTGATGCTTATCGTTGGACTGCAGCTCACCCTTATCTTCCTATGGGTTCACGCATACGGGTAACCAATCAGGATAACGGTAAGCAGGTGATCGTAAGAGTCAATGATCGTGGTCCTTATTCACATGCAGACCTAGATCTTTCTTATGCAGCATTTGCTCATATTTCTTCTACGTCAAAAGGTAACGCTACTGTTTGTTGGAGAGTGATCGGATGAAAAAACTAATTCTTCTTGCCACACTGATGCTGTCGTCTCCTGTCTATGCACAGACAGAATCGACCTATCGACCATTTCGTTATGAAACCTCTTGTGCATTGATGAATGATGGTGAACCAATGACTGATCTGTGTGTGGTGATTGAAACTCGCAACAAGGGTGGATTTCTTCGCACTCGTAATATCTTCTCCAATCGATTTGGTCTGACAATCAAATCGTGGTTTGATAAGGAGAAAGGATTTATGACTTGGGATAGTCATAATCAGTTTGCCTATAAGTGGGAATATAAACTTGGTGAGGTTGGTGAACTTGGTAACTGGTCAAATGTAATGCCAGGATTTTTTGTACAAAATGTAAGTTGGGACTGAAACAAATGAAAGAAGTTAATGTAAGTTTAAATGTTCATGAAATCGGTGTGATTTTATCTGCACTACAAGAACTGAATCTACGTGAGGAAAATAGAATTGCACGTGAATATGGAAGTGTACCTGCACTGTATGCAAAACTTCACGATCTCTGGGAGCAGATGGACACTTCCGAAACTGGTCTACGGTACGATGTGGTGCCGTCGTTCTGACCTATACTACAAAGGTAGTCAAGGGAACACCTGATGAAACCCATTTCATTCACGTCTGGGCAACTGCTGGATCTGATTGCTCTTCTTGAAGAGAAAGAGGATGCTCTCTATGATGCAGAAGACAAGGGACTCTCCGCTTACTATATGCAAATGGGAGTGCAGTTTCAGCGAATGTATGATCGTCTGCAAAGTCTTCCTGGTGAAAAGCGTGTTGTCGAACTTGTAGCACAACAATGAAAACGTCCTACTGGTTTCTGGGTGTCATTGCCATTCTGATGTGGAATGGAATGATTGCCCGACGTGATGCAGAACTGTTTCGGGCATATGATCAAATCTGTGCTCAACAACCACACAATCCACAGTGCATTTATTCCAAATGAACGACGAAGACATTCGACAGTTTATGAATGCTTTTGAAGATTTCACCAAACATGTAGAGGTTGAAGAGTTCAATCATTCTGCCTGGACTGCTGCCCGACAGTATACGGATCACTTCTATGAGCAAAAAGCGGCAGAGTTAGAAGTGACGGTTGATTATTATATGCAGGAGTTTCTATGACTGATGAAATGAAACTGATTCTTGCACTGATGCAGATTGAGAATCTGACCAATCTGATTGAAGGAAATGAGTATCAAAAGTTTCTTTATGGACATCTCATTTCAGTGCAGGTTGAACTACAAAGACAGTTGACAAACCTAACTCATTCATCTAAAATTAAGGAGTAATTTACCAAAAGAAATGAAATCACTTTATATCGTTGACTACTGGGTGCCGTTTCCTTCTTCTGAATACGGTGGTGTAGTTTCTCTGATTGCCGAGAATGATACAGAGGCATTTGAATTGCTTTCTAATGAGGAAGGATTCGATGATCGTTATACGAATCTGATTATGCCCAATGTCGTCAAGGCACAGAAGTTTCAACTGGTAGATGATTATCAGTCTGGTATCATTGACGCATTTACGACCTGATTAACTATGGAAAGACTCTATCGCATTGAAGAACTGTGTACAACTGGTTGGGAACTGGTTGATGAGAAGTATGTTGATATGACAAAGGAAAGAACGAAAGAAGTTCTTGATCAACTGATTGCAGACGGTTATAATCCGAATACACTGAGAGCAGTTCCAAATCCCCAACCACAAAACTTCATTCCCAGTGACAATTGAATTTCCACACACTGCACCACAAGGTTATTCTTATGAATTCGTTCAGTTCAAAACTCATGTTATTGCAGTGTGGATTCATAATCATTACAGGTTTGTTTACAATGGTGGTGGCATCACTCGTAGTATCTGGGGATTCTACAACACAAAGACAAAGTGCTACCACTCTCCTATCAACGCCAAGACAGTCGGTGATCAAGTAAAGATCGAACAAACAACTCCTTACTCTGCAATGATTATCAAACGTACACCATTAGAACTTGCGTATGTATAAACCAAGACTGAATGATTATGTCAAGTGGACAAAGGGTGTTGAGGGTTGGGTTTACTTCGTGGATCAAGAGTATATTACGATTGAGACAATGGTAGTGCCCAAAGATCCAATTAACATCGAACATTGTTCATTGCACAAGAATCATCGTCTTTTGGTTATTTGTTATCAGGAACAATGGAAAGAGTTGAATCAGATTGGGTATCGTACTGATAAGTATTCAGAGTCCATTATTCCCAAAGAGTTATGAAGCATAGGAAAACAGTATGGCGTTTATGGGCAAAGGCAATCGGTGAAAAGGCAAGTAAAGATGACAGAGAATCAGATCACATTGCTCATATACGCACTGTTATATTTCTCACTTATCTCATTACTAACGTATTCATTGTTGCAGGCGTAATTCGACATTGGAATGACAATCAAAATGAAATACCAGGTTGTATACTACAAATTGAAGAAGGACAACAAGAAAGCGAAACAAGAAGCAATTTTCTATAACATTGAGGATGCTACATTATGGGAACAACACGTGAAGAAACAAGGTTACCTGAACTCAGAGATCGTACCACTGTTTCAATGAAGAATAGAGTTATCTACTATCCTTCATTAATCCTAATCAGTATTGTATCGTTTGCGTTAGGATCAAATGTATACAGAGAGTCAATCATTAATGATACTTTGAAACTGTGTAATCAAAAGCAATTAGAGTGTAAGTTCAAGTATGATATGGTGATGTATAAAGAGACAGGTAAAGTACCTTATACTCAACCTACTAAAGATAAAACCAAATAAAACCTTTCCAGGTATAGCGACCTTTACTTTTTAATGCTTTTGTAAGACCAGTTCCTCTACTATTACCACCAACTTTTCTAATAGCATCAGCAATACTCTCAAAGTGATATTCTTCCCAAGTTACTTTATTGATAGCTTTAACTGCTTTTTTCTTACTTTTAGTTTCAAGTAATTTCCATCTGTAACCATAACACTTATATCCCTTACGAGCAGATAAAAGGATATTGCTATTTTTATTACGGTCACCAGCAACTTCTTCTGCTGCATCACGAGCATTATCCCATTCTCTGATTTCACCAGTTTCTATATTCAGTCCTTGTATCTTTATACCACAGTGCTTACCGTTACCTCTATTTTCATCTGTTAAGAATCCCCATGGTTGATATTTCGCTTTTTCGGTTAAAGTAGTTTTTATATTATTAACCTCTTCATCTGTTCTTTCTCTATTAGATGCTATTTCACTTAATTTTTGTTTTGTTTCATTACTGAATACTGGACGACTTCCACCGCTTGTTGCATTATAACCTTCTGCACTTTCAAAGGTATTGTATTTTTCTATCCAGTATTGTTCTTTTTCATCTAATAAACTTTCATCACATTCATCTATTTCTTTAATCATGAAGTTGTGATTACCATACTTACGCATAGCACGATGTAATGGTTTATCACTCATTCTTAATGCTTCTTGTATGTGTTGTTGCCACCTTTTATTCATACCTTGGGTGGTCTGTCCAACATATTTGTGTCCGTTCTGTTTATTGACGATGAGATAGATGATTCCTTGGGACATTTATATTTTAGATAACACTTTTAATATTTTATATATTCTTTATGTTATTTTATATTATTATTTTGGTTAATTTGTGATTAAATATTTTGTAATTCTCAATAAGGTTTTGTAATTGATAATAAATAACAGGTTTTATTGAGAATAATAAGAAAATGCTGAGTCTTGTTGCAGCCTTTGCCAGCGTAGCATAAGACACGCAGTTTGTCAAGTCCACCGCCCGCGAAAATGCCACGAGACCCACACAAAAACTCGACGAGATCCATACTAGACTTATGAGATCTCGACGAGACCTTATGTTACGAGATGCACATAATTCTCGACGAGAGTACATATATATTGGTATGATTCTCGACGAGACACACATCTAGACTAGATTGTATCTTGTCGAGTTTTATGGTATAATACGAAAGCGTTCACACAATCTCGACGAGCTTATGTACGACGATTACGATCTCGACTATACGTATAGTAACGATTATGTAGATCTCGACGAGGACACATACCACGAGTATGGTATAACGGATCTCGACGAGGATTATGCACGAGATACACAAGATTATAACGATCTTGCGTATCGTCATTATGCATGATATAATCTAGACACATCGCACTAGACACGTATGTTAGCACAGAAGCGCCTAGTCACAGTCACACTCGACATCATGTGTTATGATGACCTGGATCTAGACAATATTAACTGGCGAGATGTATTAGATCTCGAACCCAATGAGGATGTCCATTGTAAGATCCAGGAGCACGATATCGATTGGTAGTGTGCCAGTTTAAATATTGGCACAGTACTTCATTCTCAATAAGCAACCCCTTATTGAGAATTCTAATATTTCATAATATTTCAAGGCAGGGGGAGTGGCGATGTATTTTCGTCGGCAGGGATACCCTTCCCCTCATTGAATTTCTTATAAGATAGCAGGCGGCCGACCCCAATTGCAAGGGGTCTTGTGCCAGTTCTTCTAGTGGCACAATGTTGCCCCAAAGCACCCTGATCGGGGTTTATGTTGGTTTCGTTCAACACAAAACCCCGATGATTTTCATCACTTACCCCGATCACGGTTGTGTATACACTCTGTCGCAGGAAGATGGGGATGAGTTGTATTATGCTCCAATCTACCAGAACGGTAGTATTAATCTAGAAGAATTTGCACCCGTTGATTTAGATTCAGCAGACATGGATCAGATGGAATTGTTTGACATTCGTAACCGCCTGGTGGAGATGTGCCAGATCTAGAAGTGGCACACGGGCACTTTACAAGTGCCCTCATCCGTTCTACATTACATTCGTTCCTGAGGGATTCACCAATGTTTGATGAGATGTGGCAGGAGATTCAAGATGCTCCTGGTGAGATCTTTGACATTCCCGAACTTCGTGATCTGGATGATGACAAGTTCGATTACAATGAGTACATTCTCTCCAACATTGATTACTGAAATGACCACCACTTCGTTGACATTTGAAGAACTGGATGCCATTCTGGCATTGATTGAGTTTCACGATGATTGGGATGAAGTGAGTGAGATCGTGGGGGCAGATGTTCCTGCCCTCTATGAGAAACTGTCCGAAATGCGTGATGAGGTCTGATGTACCGCACACTTTCTGAACTTCGTGACTCTATCAATTCAATGATTGAGAGTCAAGGTGAGAACGCTCCCTGTGCTGCATTTGTATTCACCAAAGAAGATGTGTTTGAGTATGATGTAGATGACAATGAGGACAAGTATTTTCCTACTGTCTTCACAGAAGATGTGCTCTGTGATGTAGGTGGATCATCTTACATTTACGAACAGGTAGGTGAGATGATTGATGATGCAATCCGCCTTCGTAAGAAACTCCCACTCTACGCTAACTGATGATGAACCGCACTGAACTCCAGGATCAACTCATTCAGCAGATGTTGGATGACATGGATCTCAAAACAATGACCCAACTTTGTTATGATTATCTGGATGAGGGTTATGCAAAGTATTCTGATGAAGAATTGACCGAAGAGGTTAATCAATACTATCCTGAACTGCTGGATGGTGTGACAGTCGACTAAGTGGCACAAGGGGGGTTGCAATGCCCCCTGATCTGGTCCATACTACTCAAGTCAACGCAACCGACCCCAATGCGTAAGATCGAACAGCAAATGAACGCCGCCATTCGTGACTCCCGCGATTGGAAGTCTGGCAACACTGAAGTTACTTTTGACTCTGAAACCAATGAGTCGAAAGTGTTCCTGCATGGCAACCACATTGCTACCATCGGTGATGACTTCGTGCAAATCTTTGATGGTGGTTGGCAGTCTAACACCACCAAATCCCGCCTGAACGCTATTCTTCAAGATCACGGAATCAAGGGCGAATGTGTATTCCAGCGCAACTGGAATTGGTTCGTTCATAAGTTCATCGGGCAGGCAGGAACTTCTCCTGTGTTCAACGAACTCGAGTTCACCAACGGATTCGTGTTCGCCTGACGAACTGGCACATCGGGTGCCCACACGGCACCCTCACCCCCTATACTACATTCGTTCACACAAAACACCAATGGAAACCTTCCTCGAGACTTCCTTCCAGAACGTTCGTTCTTCCAAGCGTACTGATGAGTTTCATAAAGTTCTGCTGGATGAGATTCTGAACGCAAATCCTTCGTGGGCAGAGTATGATTGGAAGTTTGAGTATCAACTTCCCGTAGATGGTTTTGGTGGTACATTTGACATTGACATTGCTGGGTTTAGTAATGGTGAACTTAAGGTTGCTATTCTTGGCAAAGCACTCAACAGCAACATTAACAAAAACATCAAAAACTACGCTAACACCAGTGTAGGTGAAGCAGCACGTTTGATGTTCGCTCCTGACATTGAGATGGAAAAAGTGCTGTTCGTGAGTGTTCTTCCCCGTGTGGCACCACGTTTCAACAAAGCGGGTGAAGTTCAGGGTTTCGATGATGTCGTGAGTGCCAAAGAGCGTACCAAGATTAACCACGTTCTGCAAGCACAATACGATGGTATTGTTGAGGCAATCGACCTGTACTTTGACATTGAAGGTGTAAAGACTCTGCAAGAGTTCAACACCATTAGCATCAACAATCTGGACACTCTGACTCTGGTGTGACAGTCTGACAAGTGGAACACGGGGGGTTGAGTTCCCCCCTTCTTCGTGCCATACTACGTTCATCAGCAAACAACCCGACCAATGCAACTCTACATCCTCAAAGAAGTTCTTTACGATTACACTGACGGAATGGCAGTTATCGCTGCTGAATCTATGCCTCAGTGTGAACAGATCTTTATGGAAGAGTTTGGGTATTTCACTGATCGTAATGGTGAACGGGTGAAGGATGAAAAGGTACAAAAAGAGTTCAACAATGCTAAGGTTACTATCATCGAAAGCGTAGGACTTGATGAGGCAGGTATTGTAGAATACGTTTACGGTGGGGGTTGATAATGACACCATCTACCCGTGCAATCGTAACCACAAGAATGGCAACTCACACACAGAATACGCCAGTCAATTCTGAAGCATTTCGTGCTAATGAAACTGATACGATTGGACTGGTAGTTGTTCTCAGTGGTCTTGCTGTTATTTGTCTCTTCTCTGCTCTGATTGACTGATGACTGATTTTGTTTCTGAATCCGAAGTGAAGCAAATGATGCTCATTGAGGCACTTGAGTATTACATTCAAGGATTGAAAGATGATAATTGTAATCAGGCAGCGATTGATGCCTTCACCGACCTTTTGACTGAGATTGAGAATGACTAACGAACAAAAGATCCAAGCACTACCCACAATCCGTACCTTCCCATATACGATTGGTCTCCGTACATACTTCTCGGAAGAAGAATATCAAAAAGCACTCCACGATTTCCTGACTTGGAGAAACCATCAACAGAGCAAAAGGAACCGCACTAATGATGACTGACACAGACAAAGTAGAAGCACTGAGTGACCTTCTCTCTAATGTCATTCACTCTCTGGAGATGACAAAATATCTTATTGATGATGCAGATAAAGCATCATCGGTCGTTCGTGAAGCAGACAAGTTTCACCAACAAATGCTGAACATTCTTTACCCTGACGCCTGAAATGATTACCGCAACTGAACTGCTGGACTTTCTCACCAAAGCACAAAAAGTTTCTCCTTGTGGAGCAACCTTTCGTCAAACTGATGAAGGTTATAAAATCACTCTGTATTGTGATTGGCACGATGATGGCAATAACTATAAACAATCTATTTTCATTGACAACGAAGGTGAATCCACTTGGAATAATGGAGGAGACTATGATTTCTACACAATGGATAACATTTTGGATGAAATGCTTGTGAAACAACAAGAGAAAGAAATCAAAGCACAAAAGCGTAAAGAACTGATTGAATCTCTCACACCAGAGCAA